CCGTTAGCTTTACGCTCACCCATAGCCTCAGCATAAGCCTCCTTAGTTACTTCGTCCGAATCAACTGCTTTGGCCTTGGCTGCGACTACTTTAGTAGTCTTAGCAGCCTTAACCTTAACAGTAGCAGGCTTTGCAGCGCGAGGCGCCTTGCTAGCAGTCATGCCTTGTGCAGCAAGATACTCAACAGCGGCTTCTTTAGCCATAGCAAACGGCAGTTCAATCATATTAACGTCAGTGCAACCAAAACGCTCAAGTGCCTTAGCGCGATTCGCATCGTTAGCAAATTTGTAAACAACGGCGCCGTTTTCAACACAAGTACCTGCAAAAGTAAAAGTCTTAGACATATACTCTCCTAAAAGTTACGGGTTAAATTAACTACACAACACCATTATTATAGCAAAATGGGTATTTTGAGTCTACCGTTTTTTTCGTTGCTTTTTTGCAACAGTTTTGGGTGTTGCTAAAGGTACAACTTTTGTTGCATTTTTGAGCCGATGAAACAAATCTGTTGCTTTTTTAAACTCAAAATTTGGATGCTTATACATATAGTCAATTTTACGCTCTAAAACTTGCAAAACTTCTAACAAGTCCATTTTTGTTGCAAAATCGCTATCCATTAGTATTCTGTTAACATCATGCTTGTCTAACATGTACTCTACCCATTTTGTTGTTGCGGGTATTTTATAATATTGAACTATTGCTTTTTTGTTATTGCGAGTTGCATATTTGCTAATGTAAGTGCGAGCTAACATATAGCCTCCTTTAACAAAGACTATAATTATATGCAAAACTTGAATTATGTGCAACGGATGTTAAAGTTGCAAGTTGTCTAGGTATTGCTGAAGGTTGTCGGCATGCAATTTGAGCATGGTAGTCTCTTGTTCGCCTAGCAAAATCAAATGGTCCATTTTTGGAATGTAATACGGGCAAGTAAATAATCTACTCAGCTGTATAAGAGTTCGATTACGTAATGGTTCGGACAATTCAATTTCATAAATGGGTATTTTGGTGTATTTACGAATGAATTGAATGCCTGATTTACTTAATCTTAGATTATGTGGATCGGTATGATTCCACCACCAAATTTTAATAAACATCGGATATTCGGATGCATTTCTACCGGCTGCTTGCAGAATACCTTCGGTGTATGAAAGATGATTACGGGTAGATTTGATCACCTTGTTTCATTAGAACCACAGTAAATTTATCAGTCTTGAAAAGGATATTGAGCTTTTTTGCAAGGTTGATAGCATGCCCGCTGTTGCTAAAACTGACTTTTTTGTATTTTGGCCCAGGGTATGCCACCAGCATGTTAGAACTTTTTAAATTAATCGGCTTGTTATCGTAAAAAACTGCCCAAATTCCTTCACTGCTGAGAACTTGGTCACTTTTGTAGTTAGATTTATTGACATGTTCTAACAATATAGTTGGCTTTGGTCTGGACATCTTTGTATTTCCTTGATTATGTATTTATGCTTAAATATGGGCAGTTTTTAGATCAAAAACCTCCGCCATCAAGACTTATAGAATCTGTTTGTGCAGCATCTGGTTGTACTTGAAGCTCAGCTATGTTAGCCAGTAGATTAAAGATATCGGCATGTAAATTCCTGGCTTCATCGGCACTCAATGCTAACTGTTTACTACCAGTTTGATTCATTACTTTGACTCGTTCGTTGAAGTTTTTTATTGCCAAGCTTAATTTTCGCATTTCAGTTTCCTTAAATGGTCTTGCATATCTTTTTGTGTTTTAAACGGACCAATAAACGCATATCTAGCTAAGGTAATATTTTTTGGACAATAATATTCGGCCCATATATGATTCAAATTGATTAGATAATATCCTGCACAGAACAAACTTTTACTTTTTGCGGTTTTACTATATATTGGCAATCGTCTTTGTACATCCCAGACTTGATTAAACGATTTTCCAGTTACCGGATATCCATATACCAATTTGGAATTTTCTTTCTTGACCTTATCTACAGTACCAAACTTGATATTGTATTTTTGTTTTAAATTTTTAACCGACGGAAAATATTCTCTTTGTTCATCGTGTACATAAGCATACCCGCCATCTTCGCGAGCTTGTATGGTAGCAATTTTTTGTCCTGAGTCTTCCACTACCCAGAACTTGTTTTTAATTACTGGTTTTGCAATTAGTTCACTCATGATTTACTTAATGTGTGGTGTGTAACAATTTTACCTAGTTCTTGTCCAATATCGCTGTCATCGGTAATGACATACATTTCATCCTCATTACCATGTCCTTGATTAACTCGCACAACATAGCCGCCGTTGGCTGCATGTATATCAAGAGATATTTTTTTATTTGGCAATTTTTTTGTGTCTACGATATATGGACCACCTATATCAATTTGCGCCACTTGACTCATACCTGCCCCTGCCATGTTCATAGTGTAGGTGCTCATGCTTTCATTTGCTCCAACATGATTGCCTGTGCTACCTGCTTGGCAAAATCTTCATGATCATGAATCATGTACAGGGTTCCTTCATGACGATCAGTTTTATGATTATATGTTCGAGATTCAAGAATATGACCACCTACTGCACGATATAAACAAAAGTTCATACCCTGTTGATTTAAACTGTCTCTTGATGATACTACAGTTTCTTTCATTACACTAACGGGCCGATCTTGCGACAACCAATTTCTCACAGCTTGTCTTAACCAGTTCATGTCTTACTTTCCTCTTCTTGACATAGTACCTTCATCATTTCGAACTTATCATGCAGATTTTTAAGACCTGGATGTTGATCCATTAAAGATTTTAATTGATCCTCTTCCTGCTTTTTCTTTACAGCCCAATCAATAGCTTGTTGTGCATCATGGCCAAGAAAGATATTGGTACTGGTTTCAATACTAAACCAGTCTACACCGTTGTATACCTCGATTGAGTTTGAACTGGTATTCCATCGTAGCATGCCGGCACTTTGTGCGCCCGGACTGATTGGAGGAACGTTACTGTGCCCACTACTAACTTGTATATGGTTGGTACTACTGTGTATAGTTTTTATCATATGTATTCTATCATTAAAATGCTCACTACAAATGCTATGATTAAATAAGTCAAGGTATGTATTAACTGATCAATACCAATCCAGAACCAAAACTCATTGCTGTCGTAAGCTAACTTTACAGCAACTCTACGATGAGTCCAATCAACTGTATAATGAATTACAGCATCAAACACTGCCAACATAACACAGGCTTGTAAACCTAAAAAATGCATGAGTATTACATAGGTTAACGCACCGTGCAGACCAGCATGTTGCAATCCGCCCAGTCTACCAAAGTGTCCTTTGTCCTTGAGCATACGATCGCTTTGCCAGCAAAAGTCTGCTAAGAAATGTTTAACAAACAACAATGCCAAGATCAGCCATGTGATCATTCGGGATACTCCGCTCCTAAGAACTCCGAAAAACTTTGACTTTGTTCACTTAATCTATTCAATTCATATTTGCCGCAAAACCTCAAGAATTGTGCGCCTACCATTGGGCGACTTTTTTTAGTTGCATTGGTGGCGATTGTTTCTGTGATCTTGGACTTGATATCCGCAGGTTGAGCGGTGAGATCCACTAGCACTCGATTGCGTTCATAATCATCTAACACTCGATGTTCCACACCGTTATGGTCCGTCCATCGCTGAAGCATAAGGTTATTCCAAGCATATCCTTTTTTATGTTTGTCAGCAAACGCTTCAGTGAGGCCAACTTTGTTCTTGGAACCCCGCGTCCTAACACCAGGGTATGCGGAAAAGATATTATCTGTTGGATCTCCGCGCATACACTTTTCAAACAGGATCCACGCCGGATCAGGTATGACTCTGGGTGCTTTGGTCTTTTTATCAATTACCAATCGACCTTTCTTGTCTAGGATACCGTCGAGCGTGTGGAGTTCATCGGCAACACCGTTATATTGCTGGACATTCAGCGCAAGTAGTTGGTAGAAATCGGTATCCGAGGATATAATAACATGATGGTCATTGGGGTGTTGGTGGATGAATCCTGCAATAAGATCATCTGCTTCAAGCTCGGGATGTTGAAGAACTGTGCAATTAGTCTTTTCTGTGAGGAACGTTTTAAGGTTATCAAACGCCTCCCAAAATAGTCGGTCCTCTTCCTGTTCTGATTCAGTGAGGGCTGCACGAGCAACTGCACGATTCTTTTTGTACGGCTCGTAATAATCTTTTCGCCAGCTCCGTCCCTCCAAACAGAATACGACATGATCAGCTTTTTGATTGCGCCATGCCTTATTAACCGATCCGAGGGTAACATGAATAGCAAATCCTAACCTATCCCAAGTGTCCGATTGACGATGGGCCGAATGACGAGCACGAAAGAATGTGTTTGCAGTATCTACAATTAGGTATCTCATGCATTAATAGTAGCATATTATAACAATGCAGTCAAGCGAGGCAAAAGAAATTCTGCCCATTTTCTGTGAGCTTCGGCACCAAAATGATAAGACGAATTAGATTGGAAGCCCTGATCCGTTAACCATTTGCAATAGGTCATGTTGGGATTATATGGATCCACATACGAATCGTGCCAATAAACAGGTTCTTGTGTGTGGAAATCATTGTATGTGTTAAAGAACAAATGTGGTATATCTGTATCCAATAGTTCAGTGTGGAACTCGCGTATTTGTTGGTGTGCTAACTTGGTTTTTTTGCGCCAATCTAAATTGACAATATAATCTTGATATTGTTCTTTTACAGAATCGGGCCAGTCATGCCCGACGCCGCCGGCATTTATTTGCCAGTATACACCATCCTGTAACCATTCTTCGCGTTCCCAGGTACTCCAGCCTATAATAATAAAATCTGGCGTTGTAGTTTCTAAATATTTTCTGGTAGTTCTGATTATTCTAGCATTTGAACTAGCAGACTCTGCATCACAATGCAGAATGGCAAACAGTTCGTTAGCAATATTGCAACCATAACTAGCCCGCTCGTTGTCGGGGTGCGGTATACGGCCTAACGCATAGTAAAATGGATCGTCCTCGGCAAAGCAATACGAATTCACTGCTTCTGCTCCGGCACTATGACTGTCACCATTTATATATAAAATCATGTCTTAACTTATTTCAGTCCTACCGTTGCCTAAATCATTTCGATCAACTCGCCTAGGTCTTGCATCGATGGGCTGATTTGCCTCCCATTGTTCAAAGTTTTCATTTAGTATATTTCTGCATATACCCTGAAACCACCTATCTACTATTTCAGCATCGGTATCATCTTTTTTCTGCATATATCCGGCTTTTACTAAACGAGCAACAAATACTTCGTTCCAATCCAGTTCAAATGCACCATTACCTACATCATCAGGGTCAAGGTCTACACTGATCACACTGATATAAGGTTCACCAGCCTCTGTGGCTAATTCTTTAGCAGTTTTCTTTTGTGTTTTTGGTTCAGTCTTAGCTACTGTCTTTGCTTCTGGTTTCTTTTTAAGCCAATTGAACATATCTATCCTTTCTCTTGTATTAATTTTACAAATCCCACTTCGTAGTACAGTCCCACAATATCCAAGTCAATCAATTTGTAAGTTATAAATTTTGGTTTTCACAATCTACCAATTTTATCCAATCTAAAAATAAAAGTTCTAGATTTTATTCTTAAAGAACATACTATATTGGTTTTAGATCGTAAAAAGTAAAAATTAAACTTTGACACTTAGGTACCCCACTCGTTCTTGAACAATGGCACTTGCAATCGATCTGAATATCTTAGTCCATGTTTCATTGCAAACTCTGCTACACGTCGATTGTTAAGTGTATATACTTTTTCAACACCGCCTACTGGCATCAAGTATACTGGTCCTTCAAAACCTGCATCTCTATATTGTTTGGTTGCTTGTAGTGCATCTTCACAATCTTCTTCTGTGGCAACTACAAATTTAAGATACACATAGCCATATTCATCATATTCGTTGATGATCTCTGGTTTAATTGCATCCTCCCACCGTTCGCCACTGCCGGGAAGTTTAGGACTTACACTGAATGTAAATGTATTGAAGCCTTTATAATGATGCCAATTACGATGTATCCAAGTTTT